TGATGAGGTGGCGCTCATGCCTCGCTCGTTTGTCGAGCAGGCCCTTGCGCGATGCTCGGTCTCGGGCGCAAAATTCTGGTTCAACTGCAACCCGGAAAACCCCGAGCACTGGTTCCGCAAGGAGTGGCTGCTCAAGGCCCCGGAACGCAACGCGCTGCACCTGCATTTCATTATGGACGACAACCCGAGCCTGGACGACGCAACGCGAGAGCGCTACCGCACGATGTACTCGGGCGTGTTCTATCAGCGGTACGTCCTCGGGCTGTGGGTCATGGCGGAGGGCATTGTCTACGACATGTTCGACCACACGCGCAACGTCTACAGCGAGCCGCCCATTGACATGGCCGACCGCTCGACCCGGTACATAGCTTGCGACTACGGCACGACCAACCCCTGCGTGTTTCTGGATATCTATGACGACGGCGAGGTCATCCGCGTCGACCGGGAGTACCGCTGGGACAGCCGCGCCGAGCACCGGCAAAAGACCGATGAGGAGTACGCCGACGATTTCATGGCGTTCATGGGCTCGAGCTGGTGCACCGTGTACGTTGACCCGTCTGCCGCGTCGTTTATTGCTGCTTTGCGCCGCCGCGGCGTGTATGTCGTCGAGGCCGACAACACAGTGCTGGATGGCATCCGGCGCGTCGGCGCGTTGTTTCACCGCGGCCAGCTGCTCGTGCATGACACGTGTACGGGGCTTATGGATGAGCTTGGCTCATACCGCTGGGACGACAAAGCCGCCGCCAGAGGCGAGGAGAAGCCCGTTAAACAGCTGGACCACGCGCCCGATGCTTTGCGATATTTTGTGAACAGTCTCCCGGACTGGAGGTTTGAGTAATATGTCCCGACGCAACAAAGCCGCTCCCCGCGGCACACAAACCAAAATCAACGACAACGCTCAGCCGGTGACGCTCGCGGACGCATTCTCGAACCCTTTGTTCCACCTGGGCTATGGCTCGCAGTCTCCGCTCGAGGCGACGCAGTACCCGCTCACCCGCATGACGGATAACTATGCGCTGCTCAACAGCCTCTACCGCGATAACTGGGTCGTGCAGAACGTCGTCGGGCTTGTGGTGGACGATATGCTGCGCGAGTGGTACAAGCTTAAGGGCGTCAGCCCCGAGCAGCTGAGCGAGCTGGCCGAGACAGAACGCCGGACGCAGGTGCGCGCGCGAATTGCCGAGGGGCTGCGCTGGG